TGGCGATGATCGACAACACCGCCGACAAGCTGACGGCGGCCAATGTCCTGCTCGCCAAGCGGGTCGCCCGTCGGGCCGTCCCGGGGATCTCGCCCTACCGCGAGAGCGAAGCCAAGGGGCGGGAATACTTCGTCCTGTTCGCGGGTCAGAACGCCTTCCGCGACTTCTCGGCAGATCCTGCGGTGCTCAACGCCAACCTCTACGCACGACCGCGTGAAGGCAGCGGCGTCGACAGCAACCCGCTGTTTCAGGACGGCGACCTGATCTATCGCGGCGTGATCGTCCGCGAGGTGCCGGAAATCGATGATTTCTGCACCCTCCCCGACGCCGGCACCGGCGGCACCGTCGACGTCTGTCCGTCCTTCCTCTGCGGCCAGAATGCTGTCGCGGTTGGCTGGGGCCAGATGCCTCGCCCGACGGAGCGCAAGGAAGACGATTACGGCTTCCTGATCGGTCGAGGAGTTGAGTCCGTGTACGGGGTAGGTAAAGTATATACTCGCAGGGACGTAGATGCCACGGCGGCTACCGCAGCATTGGTCCAATGGGGGATAGTTACCCTTTTTACTGCTGCGGAGCCGGATGCCTAGAATACTCTAGAAAGTACTTGCGGGTGGCGTCTAAATACGCTGCCCGCGCCTCTTCTTCTGTAGCAAAGCGACCGACATGGATCTTTCTACCTTCAATGCAAACCTGAACGCGAAATCGCCCGGTATGGTCGCGGTAGTACCCCTTGCTGTCCCGGTTCATGTTCTGCTGGCTGCGGCTGGCGGGGCGCAGGTTGTCCCATCGGTTGTTCGCCGGATCACCGTCCCGGTGGTCTGTCTCGATCAGGTCGTCTCCGGTCATCATTTTCCAGATCACGCGACCGGCGGCAAATCGGTGACCATCGACTGCCACGACGACATAGCCGTGCTTGTCGATGCGCGGGGAGCGACCGGCGTTCTTGGTGTTCCAGCTACGGGTCGCCCGGTCGACCCCATCCCGGCGCTTCCAAGTCAGAAGACCAGTCTGGGAATCGTAACTGAAGATCTCGTGCAAGCGTTCGTAGTGGGGGAGCGGTTTCGACTTCATCCCCATAACGTACACAGGTTCCACATGAAAAGGAACCTCCCTGCCTAACCCCCGTAGAGAGCAAGAGGACAGGCTATGGCTATTATCTACCCGAAAACAATTCGGCCTTGGCGCGGGTATCCCAGCGCCAACGTCATCATGGCGATCCGCCTGCGCGTCAATCAGGCTCCGGTGATCGATCCGGTCGGCCAGATCCCGCTCGGCACCATCGCGCTGGTCAAGGACAAGGCGGTCCATATCGGCACGATTCCGAAGGGTTCGTTCATCCTGCCCGCCTCGCGGCAGGTGAAAACCGTGTTCACGGCTGCCGGGACGATCAAGATCGGCACCAAGGCCGACCCTGAGGCGGTGCTCAAGGGGGCGGATTCGGCGATCACCACGCTTGGCGTCACCACCGGCCTCGTCGGCAACCAGATGGGCATCGCGGCGACCGAACTGCAACTGTTCGCCGTGCTCGATACGGCGGGCGAGGTGGCGGGCGAGATCGACGTCGTAATCCCGTTTTATATAAACAAGGATTGAGCCGATGGTGGTCACCAATCCGAATTCTCCGGCCCCGGCCCGCGACTACCCGAACATGAATGCCTACAACGGCATCCGATACTTTTACGACAGCACCCCGGTCGAGACCGCCGGCGGCATCCAGACCCCGTCGGCGCTGCTGAAGCTCAACAAGCCGATGCTGATCGGCACCATCCCCCGGCTGGCCTTCGTGGTCGGTGGATCGATCCACGTTAAAAAGGTGACGACCGGTGCCGCCACCCTCGACCTCGGCACCAAGGCTGACCCGGTGCGATTCCTCACCGCGCTGCCGCTCAGTGTGCTGCTGCGTGACGATGATCTGCTAAAGACCAAGATCGGCATCATCGGCAACGCCGATACGCCGATCTACGCAACGTTGAAAGGCTCGGCGGATCTGTCCGGCGGCATCTTCAGCATCCTGCTCTTCTATTACGCCAAAGGAGATTGACCGTGGCAGCAGAGAAAGACGACGAAAAGAAACTCGGGCCGAATGTGACCTACCAGCCGGAAGACGAGAGCCAGAAGACCCCGGTGCAGGTCGGCGGCATCTCGTTCACCCCCGGCAAGGCCGTCAACGTCGAAGACCGTCTCGGCAAGAGCGGCTCGGAAGCGCTGCTCAAGAAACTCGCCGGTAACCCGCACTTCAAGGTCGACGGCGGCGAGGACTGGAAGGCGCAGGCCGAGAAAAAGGCGCAGGCCGAACAGCAGGACGCCGAGGACGCCGAGAAGGCCCGCAAGGAAGCCGACAAGGACGCCAGCGAGCCGCCGGCTGACTGGAAGGGACCGGACGAGGCCAGCCTCGAGACCGATTCCGCCGCACGGCGTCCGACCATCGGTCGAAAGGACCGCTAATCATGGCACCTCGGGCGGCATTGGTCAGGGAGATCCTCAAGGAACTGGGGGTCTACCAAGCGGGGCAGGATCTGCCGCCCGAAGACTATCGCGTGGTTGATGAGAGCCTCGATTTTCGCCTGCTGGCGATGTCGAAGGCGCGCGTCTACACGGTCGACACCGCCGACGTCATTCCCGACGAGGCGCTAACCGAGATCGCCCGCTACATGGCGGGCGAATATGCCCAGATCTTTGGCCTCGCGTCCGAGGAGCTGGCGGCGGTGCAGCAGGGGGCGGCTCTGGCCGAGGGGGCGCTGCGCTTCCAGCGCACCCGGCTGCCGACCTATTCGCTCCAGAGGTCCGAAAGGTGCTGAGTAATGCCTGCTGTCCAGATCCCATGGCCGATCACCTCCCTGCCCGGGAAACGTCCCGGCGAGAGCCAAGGGCTGCTGGTCAACGCCTACGCCACCAAGGTCGCTGAAGACATCGTTATTCGCCGGGTCGCCGGCCTCAAGAAATTCGGCGTTTCCGCCTCGCCGGCGAAGATCCCACGCGGCCAGTTGAACGTCGCCGATAAGCTCCTGCATGCGTGGGACAACGAGCTTTACGTCGCCAGCCCTAACGGCACCTCGATCAAGGCGACAGGAGGGGCGTTGTACGGTTCCAAGCCGATCACCATGGCGAAGAACATGCGCCCGAATGCGCCGCAGGTGGCGATTGTCACCGAGAACGGCCCGCTGGCCTTCGACATGGCGACCAACGCCCTCATCGCCTACCCGACGTCCGGCTACGCGGCGGTAACCAGCGTCGAGTACCATTCCGGCTACTTTTTCTTCACCCAGCTCGACGGCACCATCGTCGCCTCGGAACTGCAGCAGCTTGAGATCGTGGCGGGGTCGAGCGCCTACGCCGAATACACCGCCGACAAGCTCTACCGCGTCAAGTCGACCGGCGCGGCGCTGGCGGTGATGTCGGAATCCTCCATCGAGTTCTGGGTCGATGTCGGCGCGACCCCGTTTCCGCTGCAGCGGCAGCAATCGATTGACGTCGGCCTGCTGTCGATGTGGGCGGTCGCGGGCGGCTCCAACGAATGGGAAAACGGCCTCTTATGGGTAGCCGGCGACTGGACGGTGCGGCGGCTCAACGGCTACCGGGCCGACATCGTCTCGAACGACGCCGTCACCCGCGATATTCGCGCCTGCACCGACTGGCAGCAACTCAGGGCGCAGGTCTACGTCTTCAACGCACAGGCGATCTGGTCGATCTCGACCGCGCACTGGACATGGGAATACAACCTCACCACCGGGGCGTGGCACAAGCGCCACAGCTACGGTGCGCCGGCGTGGCGGTCCAGTTTCGCGACATGGTATCAGAACAAGTGGATCGGGCAGGATCTCTTGCGCACCGGCAACCTGTGGGAGATCGACCACGACGCCTTTGACGAGGACGGTCGGCGGCTGCACTGGCTGGTCGAATCCGCGCCGCTGAAGGAGTTTCCGGCGAATTTCAGGATTCCGTCCATCGATATCGACATGACGGTCGGTCTCGGCGACATCGACAGCCCGACGCCGGACCCGACGGTGCTGGTGTCGTGGTCGCATGACGGCGGCGCGAACTGGGGCAACCCGGTGGCGCGCAGCATGGGCCGGGAGGGCCGCTACGCCACCAAGGTGACGGTCAACAACCTCGGTCGCTCGACGACGCAGGGGGTGATGATCCGGCTCGAGGTCGTCGACCCGGTCTGGGTCCAACTGAACAGCGCGATCTCGACGCG